ATCAATAATAAGTAATCACTTGAGGTAAAATCTTTTAATTTTTTCTCAACAGAAAATACAAATCTTGATGAATTTACTTGAACTTGCCTTGGATTTTCAAACATAATGTAGGGAGTTCCAAATCTCTCACAGTCAGATATATCTCGATAACCTCCTGTAGGCAGTTTCGTATTCGTAGTTACATATACTTTATTCATTTTCTAAAATTTTTTTTATTGTTAAACCTAGCACATAAGGTATCTGAGGAACAACTGAGTTGCCTAAACATTTAAGTCTGTCCACCCGCTTGGGTACCCCATGAGCCACTCGACCCACGTCGGGTTCAAACTCCCACCAGGAGCCGATTCTTGATACGCTACTTCCGTCTCCAAATATTTCTTGTGTCTCAGTTTCGCCATGTTCTCCGTCAGTCTCATACCCATTCCAATCGCTGCTCTCGGTGTCGGCCACATTACCCTGCCCGCTAGTCTGCCCTTCTTGGAAATTTTTTCGTAGTTCAGGTTCGGTCCCGTGTCCTTGTGGTCCCTCGCTGTTGGAGTCGGCCACATCTTTTGTCCTCTTTTGCGAATGCCCTCTGCTATTTGAACTTCCTCCTGAAGAATTTTTCCTCCCCTCCCATTCGGTCTGCTCCCAGGATTTGATGCTCTCGGTGTCGGCCACATGCGAACTGCTATCCCTAGACTCTTGCCTGGTTTTCCCTTTGCTTTCTTGTCGTAATAATCTTTCACTCTCGCTTGATACTCCTCTAGCGGCTCGTCGTGATTCCCTCGAGCTGCATGAGCTAACGTCGGAGTTGGCCACATCTTTACGGGCTCGTGACTCTGTGAGTCTTTCACTGCGCTTATCAGATTGATCTGATGATTCTTTTCCCTCAAATTCTTTTGACTCCTGGGTCCCCTCTGTCCGTCCCAAGCGTTCGGAGTTGGCCATAATCCAGACCCTTTCTCTTTTGTGGTTGGCGCCGATGCTAGAAGCTGAAATACTAAACGTCCTTGCGGAGTAACCTTCACTCTCCAAGTTCTCGAGCACGGTGTCGAGACCGAGTTTAATGTGTCCACCAACATTTTCTCCAATAACCCAAGTTGGCCTGAGTTCCTGGATAAGTCTAAACATTTCTGGCCAGACGTGTCTCGGATCTTGCTCACCTTTTTTTCTACCTGCGACGGAGAAAGGTTGGCAAGGATATCCTCCTGTGATGATATCAATGGTATTAATTCCATCTGCTTTAAGTCTTTCATAATTTAACTCCTTCACATCATTATAAATTGGCACAGTTGGAAAATTCTTTTTTAAAACTTGTTGGCAATAGTCATCGAAATCACAAAAAGCAACTGTCTTTGCTACGCCCGCAGATTCTAATCCTAAACTAAAACCGCCAATACCACTAAATAAATCTAAGTGTGACAACATTCTATAATTATATAACTATGATACATAGATTATTTCCTATAAGATTTCAAGCATGAAATATTTCATGTTGCTTTGGTTGTGTATAAACGATCCTTTTACATCCTTAGAAAACACCTGTGTTCAAGAAATAATGCCTACTGTTTATGACACTTTACAAGAATGTGCCATAGATGCAGAACGAACCTACAATATGATGAAAGCCGATAAATTATACTTAACCACATTTTGTAGTAAAAAAGACTTGACAGCAATATAAGTTATCCTATACAAAGAACTTAGAAAGTTTTTATTAGTTATGTATCCGAATTTTAAAACGAAACCGTTTAATCATCAATTACAAGCATTGGGTTGTAGTTGGGAAAAAACAAATTTTGCCTACTTCATGGAAATGGGGACAGGCAAATCAAAAGTATTGATTGATAATATTGCCATGCTTTATGATGCAGGTGAGATTAATGCAGCAGTTATCATTGCACCAAAAGGTGTATATCGTAATTGGGAAAGATTAGAAATACCCGCACATCTACCTGATCATATTGAAACTAGAGTGACCACCTGGGTGGCACCGAGTTCTAGAAAAAAAGAAGACCAACAAAGTTTAGATAAATTGTCTAATTCCTTTGAAGGATTAGATATTTTTTTAATGAATGTCGAGGCCTTAGCTCATCAACCTGCGGTGCAGTTTTTAGAGAAATATTTATTGGGTACACTAGCAATGTTAGCTATAGATGAAAGCACCACGATTAAAAGTCCAACTGCGAAACGCACAAAAAATATTTTAAAAGTTTGTAAAAGAGCATCTTACAGAAGAATATTGACAGGATCTCCTGTTACTAAAAATCCTTTGGATTTATATTCTCAATGTCAGTTTTTAGATGAAGACCTTTTAGGGTTTAGTTCTTACTACGCTTATAAAGCTCGCTATGCTATCGAAGTAAAACGACATAGTTCTACTCATGCTTTTCCTCACATCGTTGGTTTTCGAAACCTAGATGAACTATCTGTAAAGTTGGGAACCTTTTCGTTTAGAGTATTAAAAGAGGATTGTTTAGATCTGCCTTCGAAAGTTTATCAACCTCGATATGTTGAGATGACTAAAGAGCAAGAGAAAGCGTACAATGATCTATCGACTTTTGCTATTACTCAACTCGACCAGGATATTTTATCAGTTACAAATACAATGACAATGCTTCTTCGACTTCATCAGATTACTTGTGGTTATCTACCCACGGACGACGGACAATCAATACCTTTGAAAAACAATAGACTTGATGAGCTGCTAAATGTAATAGAAGAAACAGAGGGTAAGATTATTATCTGGGCAAACTATCGACAAAGTATTTTTGATATACAAAAAGCATTATCAAAAAAATATGGAGCAGAAACTGTGGTGACTTACTTCGGTGATACTAAAGATAAAGACCGACAAGATATCGTAAAAATTTTTCAAGACAAAGATAGTGATGTCAGATTCTTTGTGGCTAACCAACAAACAGGTGGCTACGGACTAACATTGACCCAGGCACATACTGTTATTTACTTTTCAAATAACTATGACTTAGAAAAAAGAATTCAATCAGAGGACAGGGCGCACCGTATCGGGCAAAAAAATAATGTGACTTATATTGATTTGATATCTGAGAAAACTGTTGATGAGAATATCGTTAATAGTCTTAGAAACAAGATTGATTTAGCATCACAATCGTTAGGTGAAAAACTTAGATCTTGGTTGATAGAAGGGAAAAAGAAAAAGACTTGACAATAACGATAGGAGATACTATATATTATCTTAGAAATACAGGAGAAATAAAATGGGCAGAGTAAAAGAGCTACAAATAGAAATGGAGCAAGAACTATCAGGGACCTTTTCAGTTTTTGATGAATCAATGGCAAAAGCCAACGAACTTCCAGAAACGAAAGGCTACCACAGATTGACTAAAGAACACAAACAACAGTATGAAACACTGATTAAAGACATGCAGGAGTTTTGGAGTCTTTTAGAGGATTATGCGAGAGGAGAAATAGTATGACCGACACGGCAAAGTATAAGTCAGTTATTGTGAGAGTAGAGACTCACAAGAAGTTAAAAAAACTAGCAGGAAAAGATAAAAAAATATCAGGTATCCTTTCTCAATTAGTGGACAAAGAGTATGACAAAAGAATTCAAGCATAGTTTAACTGAAAAAGAAAAACAGAAATTTAAAGAGAAAATGATTAAGATCATTGAGTCTAAAATTAAAAATGGTGCAGAGCCTAATCTAGAATACGATAAGGAGAAAGGTTCTGCATATCATTGGCTATCAGAATTATGGGCCATGGCAGAGGTCCAAGGTGAAATAAATTCTTTGAGGAGCTGCAGGCAAATATTAAACAGTGATCTTAGTGAATTAGATGATTTAGAGAATTTGGGTAAAAAGAATATGAATAGGATTCTTCACTAGTAATGAGGAGGAGGCACCTACAAGATCTCCGCAGGTCTTTTTCATAATCATTATCATGGTGTCTCCTCTTGATTGCTGATAGCGAGAATCAGTAATATCTCTGAAGTCTACCTCCCAAACAGATGGATGAGATCTGTTTTAGCTCTCGCATGAAATCCAGGGGTGTAATACCCCTGGTGAAGTTTCGATCGGTAGGGATTTTGACAATTTTATCCTACGCCTAGAACGATCGGATAGTACGTTGGGTCTACACCCGTCCGTGAACAGCGGGTGCAATGTACGAAAGACCCGCTTACGGGGCATTAGTCATTGTTAAAGTCATGTCAATGGCCTCCTTTCTGCCGTGAGCGGGTACTTTTTTTCTTGACTTTTTAATATCATTTTATCTTAAAAAAATATATAAATACCTATATAAGCGGGAGCATTTCCCTGTTTCGATCTCCCGCTTTAACAAAGGACAACGATATGTTGAACGATATAAAAACAAAAATCGTGCTATCTGTCCAAAGACAACAGATGTACGACCCGGTGTTGAAAGATACAGTAGGTAAAGTCTTGGTGACTTTTTCTGACGGGGAAGTGAATGGCTATCTAGAAGAGGATTGGGATAACTTATTAGACCAGGTAGACTCTATGCTAGAACAGGCTTTTATTATGGAGCCGAAGGCTTTTCGACCTCAGTTGGATTAGGCTTTATTTTCGATATCTTATTTTGTAGTGATGCTATGAGCAGATTGCGTAGCTCTGTGGGCTTTAGGGCCTTGTGATTTAATTCAAATTTTTTCATGAGAACTTCTAGTATATCAAAGTTCGCAAGTCAATATCTATAGTAAAATTTAAATAAATTACTTGACTTCTCTTTTGTCCACGATCCACTGACCAGGGATCACTTGTACCCGACCGACATCATTATCCATCTTATTAGAGCCGAGATCCGCAGCGATAATGGTATAGTTTTCGTTCTCATCAATAACATAGCCCACAGAAGTGACTTCGGGAGGTTTAATCTTGAGTGCTTCTTCAAAGGTGTGCCAACCTGAGGCCATTTCATAAGCATCTAACCATTTAATAACATAGAGTTTTTTCCTGGGATCAGTTTTAGTTGTTCTCCCAACTTGTCTGCGTCTGGGTGTTTTATCTTTGCGAACCAACCCTCTTCTCCTCTTACATGTGTGACTGTATTAATATCATGTCTTGCCAAGCCTCTATAACAACCCTGCTTCACTGAGTCTAACCTTACATCATCACCAACCATAATACCACCTTCCATTATCTTAGGCCACCAATTGTAAACATCCTTTTCCACCGCCTCTAGCGTGTGGTCCCCATCAATAATTACTGCTGCAACTGAATTTGTAGCAAAAGAATCAAGAATATTTTGATTATCTGATCTATTGACATGAACTATGAGCCTTTCATCCTGGATGTAATCATCTAAATTTCTCATGAACTCGTCGTACATAGGGCTTAAATTAACCTCAGCGTGTTCCATTCCTGAGCCTTCAAAAGTATCAATGACATGAACTTTTACTGTGTGTTTACCAGCATAATCTAATCCATCCATTAAAAATCTTGTGCTTCTACCTGCAAAACAACCGATTTCTACTATTGTTTGACCATCATCTACATATTTAACTATGTTCATGTAGGCGTCATGCATATTAAACCACCCAGGTATATCTAAATATTTATACATTTTTTTTCCTTTCATTTAACTCTATGGCAGCTCGAAGCATAACTTCTTGCATATTTGTAAAATAATTTTTACCCATGAGCTTCTCGGCCTCTCTTCTAGCTTTTCTTTTTATTCCGGCTTCAACCTGATGTCGAAGTGATCCTCCACGATCACCTATGTTTGCTTCTTGTATACTTCCCTTTTTCCCTGTCATTGTCTTGATCCTCTCTAATTATTCCATATTCTCTTGGTAAGTCCGCCCCTGGTATCCACCAGGGAACACGGACCCACGCATACTTTTCTAATAAAAGTTTTTTTATATGATCGTAGTTATACTTCATTCTCATAAAATGTTTGTGCCATATCTATTTCATTATTAAAATCAATAGACTCAGCATCACAAAAATGTTTTAGATCACAAAGAACATCTGCGACACGATAATAGTATTCATCTTCACCATCCTCGCCCTTCAAACCCAAAAGACTTTTAATTTTTTTTACTCTATCTTTGTTGTTCATTTTTTTATTTCCTCCATCATATCATCATCAAAGTCATCTGTTAGATTTTCCATGGCTTTAACTCTGATCCCAGGTTTAAAGGTGTATTCAATAACATTTCCGTCTTTGTCAACCACCTCTTCACCTTCATCATCTACTTTATAGAAGGTGATCTCGTTTACTAGGTATGTCATACGTTTAACCCCCAATCCGGAGTTTCACTATCGGTTAATAAATATTTGTCTATATCCACAGTCGCAATCCTTTGTCCTTCCTCGTGTCCTCTTTTGTCTGCTTCGTAGCCAAACCCGTCATCAAACTCATCATCTCCTACTATTCTTGTAGCACCGCTGATATACTCTGTAATGCTATCCCAGGTGTCTGCCGAATA